AAAGTGGACCAGCCACAAAATGATGAAAAAATTAAGTTTGAATTTTATTTCAATAGTATAGTATCAGACTTTAAAAATATTCTGCATATACTTAATTCTATGAATGAAAAAGACAAAGAAAAATATAAAAATGCAGTAAGTGGAGTTATAGGAAAGATAAATGAAAAACTTGCTTAAAAACTCAAGGAGGTGTGAGGCTTGAAGCATGAATTTAAAATAGGACTTAAATTTCTTGATATACACCAGCTAGGAAATGAAAAAGAGCAGATAGTAAAAGTCGTTGAAGAAATGTATGAATTTCTTAGTGCCACAAATGATGAAAACCAATTAGAGGAATTTTATGACCTAGTACAAGCTTCTCTAAATTTGCTTCAAATTAGAAATTTTACACTCAAAGAAATTCAAGAGGCAGAGGAAAAGCATGTAAAGAAACTTAAGGGAAGAGGGTGGAAAATTGAGTAAAAAGGATATTTTAGAGTTCTATAAAGAAAGAATTGAAACAATAAATAAGGATATAAGAAAATGTATAAAGCTTAGAGATTGGAATATAAAAAAAGCTTTAGACTTTGAGAAAAAGCAAATTTCAGAAGAAATTATAAAGATAGAAAAGCTAAGAGGAAGTGACTAAATTGAAGGACCATATAAGAGATTATGCAACAAATGCATTTAGATTTTATGCAAAACTTGGAATGTCAACTGAGCAATATAAGGAACAAATAAGAAAAGAAGCTCTTGAGACAATTACAAAAAGAGAAGGAAGCCCAAAGAGTGGAGGAAGTCCAACAGAAGCTATGCTTATAAATGCAGAAAAAGAAGTACAAGCTCATATAGCAGAAATTATGGACTTGGAAGCAGTTGAAAAGACATTAGCAGAGTTTAAAAGTAAATCAAGTATTTGTGAAGAGCTTATAAAGGAAATCTATTTTACGGATCCTGATAAAGAGTTAGAGAAGGGGGATATAAGTAAAAGGGTTGTGAAAGCAGCCCTTGACTTCCATATGAGTGAAAGAAGTATATATTATGAACTAAAAAAAGCTAGAACATTATTTGCATATAACAGAGGATTAAAATTGTAAAGAAGGTGAGCAAAAGTGGAAATAAATTTAAAAGCTATAATAGAGGCTGAGACAGGACAAAGTTTTATAAAAAATAAAATTAAATGTCCTTTCCACAAAGAAAAAACCTCATCTTTTTCTGTTAATGAAAAGAAAGGTATTTGGAAATGCTTTGGATGTGGCAGAGGAGGAGATGCAATCCAATTCATAAGAGAGTATAAAGGTCTTTCATATCTTGATGCATGCAGACATTTAAATATAGAACCTAATGAAAAATATAAAAAAATAGCATCTGAAGAAGAAAGAATAAAAGGTTTTATAAGCTGGCAAATAAGTAAAAATATTTTGCCAGCAGACTATAAGTTAATAAAGCTATATAGATTTGAAGACATTCAAGATAATACATTGTATTATAAAGCTAAATTTTCAACTTCAAATAAAAAAGAATTAAGATATTATTCATTTGATGGTCAAAGTATAAAAATGAAGAGGAATAGTGAGGAAGTTCCATATAACTATTATAGGTTATATACTGCCTTAAATAATGGAAAGCCAGTATTTATAGTAGAAGGAGAGAAAGATGCAGATACATTAAACTATATTGGATTTACAGCTACATCACTAAAAGGAATAAAATATTTAGAATCAGGATTATTTGAAGATTCAAAAGTTTATTTCATAGGGGATACTGGAAAAGCTGGAGCTGAATACAAGAATTTCATTTTTAATGCTTTAAAAGATTCTGTAGATTCATTTAATTTAATAGAACTTGGGGGGATAGAAGAACTTGGAGACAATGCAGATGTGACTGATTGGTTCCAAGCTGGTCACTCAAAAGAAGAATTTTTAAAAGCTGTAAAAGACCCTTGGGATATAAAAAGAAATAAGCTTTTTAAGTATATTGATTCAAGAGATAGACCATTAAAAATATGGCAAAATTTAAGTTGTTTATTGAAAGCTAAAAATATAGAAGTTAAATACAATGAATTATCAAAGGAAATTGAATATTCTGGAGAAGGTATTGAATCAGAAATAGGAAGTAACGCTCTTTTAGAAGATATCTATTCACTGTGTCATAAAAATTATTTTATGATATCTAAAGATAATTTATCAGGAGCATTGAACAGAATAGCAAGAGGCAATTCTTACAACCCAATAAAAATATATTTAGAAAATTGTTTAGCTAATTTTGATGGAAATATGGATTATATAGATAAGCTATGTGATACAATAGTAACTCCACATGGATATCCTGAAAAAAATAAAAAATTATTCATAACTAAATGGCTTTTAAATGTAGCTCATATTCCATTCAATGATGGAACATATGGATGTGAAGGAATGTTAGTATTACAAGGTGCTCAAGGAGTAGGGAAAACAAGATGGATTAAATCAATAATTCCTAATAGTCATTGGGTTAAAACAGGACTTGAAATAGACCCATCAGATAAAGATAAAGTTTATCAAGCTACAAAATATTGGGTTACAGAGCTTGGAGAATTAGATGCAACTTTAAAAAGAGACCAAGCTAAATTAAAAGCATTTTTCACAGAAAGTATGGATGAATATAGAAGACCATATGAAAGACTTACAGAAAAGTATCCAAGATTAACTTGTTTTTATGCAACAGTTAATAAGGAGGAATTTCTTAAAGATGAAACAGGTAATAGAAGATATTGGACCATTCCAGCAGAGCAAGTAATAGTAGACCATAATATTAATATTAACCAATTATGGGGAGAAGTAATGTATCTACTTAGAGTAGCCAAACTTCCTTATTGGCTGACTGATGAAGATAAAGAAATCTTAGCTAAAAATAATGAAGCATTTGAAGTTAAGGATGAAACATACATTAAAATTGCAGATGGATTTGATTGGAGCTATCCTGGTGATTATGGACGATATACTCCAAGTGAAATATGTAGTATCTTAGAGATAAGAAACTACACTGCATTAAAAACTACACTTCTTAAATTTGGAATTAAAATGAGAAAATCAATGAATGTAAGATATTATGAACTACCTCCAATTGTTGGAGAAAGCATGGATAGATTTAAGCAGAGAGTAAAAATTAAAAATCAACAATTAAAATTATTAAGGTAGAGGACGTAAATTCTCTACTTTTTTTGTTATATATTTAGGGACGCTGACTAATTAATAGGGACAGCAAAATAAAAAATAGGGACAGGCAAAAGTAAAAAAATGTATTTTATTATTTGACTTTATTTGACTTTAGGGACAATAGGGACGTCCCTAGGGACAGTCAAATTTAATGGGGTGTCCCTATTAAAAGTCTGATTATATCTAGCTTAGAAGGGTATAGGGACAGTAGGGACAGTTATATTGCCAAAACATAAGAAAATAACATAATTTCATAAGTAATCGTTTACTACAACATTTTAAATAATACTTTATATAAAATAGTGTCCCTATCGTCCCTACTGTCCCTAAAATAAAAATTTATGAAACTTTGCAGTAATAAAGGTATAATATCTGATAAAATATATATAGTGGTAAAACCACAAAATAATCTTGTTGACTAACAATTCCTCTTGAGTTAACAACTAGGTCTGGTAAACCTAAAGGCACTGTAAAAAGTGCCAAACATCTGAGTATGGGACATTGGTGTTCACTACGTTTGGGGCGTAGATAAAGCGAGTTCGATTCTTGCTACTCAGACCATTTGAAACCATTTAAAAATACCCCCATTTTAAAGAACTCTAGCAATAGGGTTCTTTTTTGATGTCAATAAGCCAGTAGAAAAAAATAAATATGAAGGAGGGAATCCTTCTTAAACACAATAGTATCCTACTGGCTTTAATTTTTACAAAACGAATACGAGGTGAGGTGATGGCTAGAGAAAGAAGTCCAAATAGAAAAAAAGCTTTTGATATATATAAAGAACATAATGGAAATATAGATTTAATCGAAATTGCCAACATTTTAAATATTTCATCAGGAACAATAAGAGGTTGGAAAAATAAAGATAAATGGAATGAAAAAATTAATGTAGCGTTCCAAAAGAATACGGAACGTTCCAAAAGAAAAGGTGGCCAGCCTAACAATAAGAATGCTGAAATACATGGATTCTTTTCAAAATATCTTCCAAAAGAAACTTTAGGAATAATTCAAGAGATAGAAGTTAAAAATCCTTTAGATATACTTTGGGAAAATATTCAGATTCAATATGCAGCAATAATAAGAGCTCAAAATATTATGCTTGTTAAAAATCAAGAAGACCATACAAAAATGCTTGTTAAAGAACAGAATGGAGATACCTCTTCAATGGAAGAATGGGAAATACAATATTCATGGGATAAACAAGCTACATTCCTACAAGCACAATCAAGAGCTATGAAAACTCTTGAAAGTATGATTAAAAATTATGATGAGCTTATTCACAAGAATTGGGATTTAGCTACAGAGGAACAAAAAGAAAGAATTAATGTTCTTAAGTCTAAAATAAATAAAGATAATGATTCTAAGGAAGATAAACTTGATAAATACTTTGAAGCTTTAGAAGGTGAGTTTAAAGATGATTGATGAATTATATCATAAAAAGCAACAAGAAGTTTTTAAATTTGCTATGAATAATGATTACTTTATGCTTATCAATCATGGAGCTAAAAGAACAGGAAAAACTATTTTGGATAATGATTTATTTTTATATGAACTTAGAAGAATTAGAAAGATAGCTGATAAATTAAATATAAAATTACCTCAATATATTTTAGCAGGAGCAGACCTTGGAGCATTGCAAAGAAATGTTCTTAATGAATTAACAAATAAATATGATATAGAATTTCATTTTGATAAACATAACAGATTCATATTGTTTGGTGTACAAGTATGCTGCTTTGGTCATAGTAAAATAAATGACTTAGGAAGAATAAGAGGTATGACAGCTTTTGGTGCTTATATAAATGAGGGGACAATGGCCAATGAAGAGGTATTTAATGAAATTAAGTCAAGGTGTTCAGGAGAAGGTGCAAGAATATTAATAGATACTAATCCTGACCAACCAGAGCATTGGCTAAAAACTAATTTTATAGATAAAGCAGATGGAAAAGTAATTCAAGAATATAGATATGTACTTGATGATAATACTTTTCTAAGTGAAAGATATAGAAATAATATAAAAGAATCTACTCCAAGTGGAATGTTCTATGATAGAGATATAAATGGATTATGGGTTACAGCAGAAGGAGTTGTATATCAAGATTTTAATAAAGATATTCATTATATCCATAAAGAAAAACTTAAGGATATAAACTTTACCAAGTATTATGCAGGTGTTGACTGGGGATATGAGCATCCAGGAGTAATAGTTTTATTAGGTGATGATGATAAAGGTAATACTTATCTTATCAAAGAAATTTCAGCACAACATAAAGAGATTGATTGGTGGGTTGAAGAGGCTAAAAAAATTCAAAAAAAATATGGAAATATTAAATTCTATTGTGATACTGCAAGAGTTGAACATATAGATAATTTTAATAAAAATGGTGTAAGAGCTTTATATGCTGATAAGTCTGTACTATCTGGGATAGAACAAGTTGCTAAGAAATTTAAAAATAATACCTTATTTGTTGTATATGAAAATGTTAGTTTATTTAAAAAAGAAATATATATGTATTCCTGGAATGAAAAAACTGGGGAACCAATAAAACTTTGGGATGATGTAATGGATGCACTAAGATATGCGATTTATACAGATAACTCAGATAATAAAGTAAGGATAGGAAACAAATCAAAATTAGGTATAAGGTAGGTGAATAAAGTAAATGCCGATAATTAAAGATAGAGAACTATTAAATGAAGATAGAGCAGTACCAGGAATATTAATTCAAAAATGCTTAGAGGAACATCAAATGATGATAAATAGATATAATCTATTAGATGAATATTATAATGGAAAACATAAAATCTTAGGTAGAGCATTTAATAGTGAAGACATACCAAATAATCGTTTAGTATGTAATCATGCTGAATATATAACAGATATGGCAACAGGATATTTTATAGGCAACCCAATAACCTATAAAGATGATGATATAAAGCCTATATTGGAGAATTTTGATGTAATAGATATTCATAATATAGATACTGAACTATGTAGGGATATAAGTAAGTTTGGTGTTGGGTATGAAATGATATATATGTCAAGTGATGAAATCCCCATTCCTAAAAGTGTGAAGCTAGATCCAAGAAATACTGTATTAGTTGTTGATGATACTGTAGAGCATAAAAGCTTATTTGGTATTCATTATTATGAAAAGAAGGATATAAATAATACTTTGTTAGGTTATTATGTAAATATTTATACAAGGGACAAGATATATCATTATTTTACCTCTTCATTATCAAATACTGATATGGAATTGCTAAGTGAAGAAGAGCATTATTTTAATGGAGTTCCTGTAATTGAATATTGGAATAAGTCAAACTTACAAGGAGATTATGAATCTGTAATAACACTTATAGATGCATATAATACTTTGCAGTCAGATAGAATAAATGATAAAGAACAACAAATTGATGCAATACTTGCAGTTATAAATGCTTCTTTTGGAGATAATGAAAGTGAAATGACAGAAACAGAAAGATTTTTAAAAGAGCATAAAATATTAGAACTTCCAAGAGATGCAGATGCAAAATGGCTTTTAAAACAATTTGTTGAAACAGAGGTAGAAGTCTTAAAGAAAGCTATTAAAGATGATATACATGAATTTTCAAAAGTTCCATGTTTAACTGATGAAAACTTTGCTTCACAAGCTTCAGGGGTTGCTATGAAATATAAGTTATTAGGATTAGAACAATTAGCAAAGACTAAAGAAGGTTATTACAAGATAGGTTTAAGAGAAAGACTTAAATTATATGCAAATATATTTAATACTAAAGGAAATTCTATAGATACATCAAATACAGAGATAGTATTTACAAGAGCATTACCAGTAAATGAAGTAGAGCTATCTCAAATGGTTGTAAATTTAGAAGATACAGTAAGTCTTGAAACTAGATTAAGCTTATTACCTTTTGTAACTGATATTGAATCAGAAGTAAAAAAGCTTGAAGAAGAAAAACAGAAAAAAATAGAACAGCAACAACAGGCCTTTGGCTCTTATGATTTTAGAACTTCAAAAGAAGGTGAAGAAGATGATATTTCAAATTCTAATGGTAATAGCAGTAATAATAAGCTTAATTAATTTTTACTTGGTAGATGATGAAAATAAGAAAACTGACTTTTTTAGAAAAGTAGTTATAATTATACTAATATTAATATGGAATAAGGTGTAAACCAATGAATAACAAAAAATATTGGGAAGAAAGAGCAAACCTTAGAATGGAAACATATCATAAAAATTCAAATGAAACTATCTTGAAAATAAATAAAGCATATGATAAGGCTATTTCTGATATTAATAAAGATATAAAGAAAATATTTAATAAATTTCAATTAGACAATGAGCTTACCCAATCTGAGGCTAAAGACCTTCTTAATTCAAAAATTTCTATAAAAGAAATAGAAGATATAAGAGCAAAAATAAATTATATCCAAGATGAAGATGTAAAAAAATATCTTAGGGCTAAGCTTGATTCTGGAGCATATAAAGCAAGGATAACAAGACTTGAAGCTTTGAAAGAAAGCATAAATATAAATATAGCACAGGTTGCAGATGTTCAGCTAAGAGATATAAATACATTATTCATAGACAATATAGGACAAGCTTATTACAGTACCATGCATGATATACAGAAAGGTATTGGAATAGGCTTTTCTTTTGCAGAAATGCCAACAAGTAGAATAAAAGAGATATTAAAGCAAGATTGGAGTGGAAAGCATTATTCAGAAAGAGTATGGAAGAATAATGAGGTATTAGCTCAAAAGCTTCAAGAAACATTGCTCAGTGGTTTCATGAGTGGTAAATCTTATAGAAGAATGGCAAAGGAACTTGAGGACTTAAGTGATTTAGGTAAATTTGCTAGTGAAAGGCTTATAAGAACAGAATGTACTTATATTGCAAATCAAGGTGAGATTGAAAGTTATAAAGAGTGTGGTATAGAGAAATATGTCTATGTTGCTATATTGGATTTAAGGACATCAGAAATATGTAGAGAACTTGATAATAAGATATTCTTAGTTAAAGAAGCTATGCCAGGAAAAAACCTTCCACCAATGCACCCATATTGCAGAAGTACTACATACGCTTATATGGGTAAGGAATGGTATGAAGGTATTAAGAGGAAAGCTAGAGACCCAGTAACAGGAGAACTTTATACACTACCTAAGAATATGAGTTATAAAGAATGGTATCAAAAATTTGTTGTAGAAAAGCATGACAGGGATAAGGCTGATACTATGGAAAAGATGATAAAAAATAAATCATCTGATAGAAAACAGTATGAAGAATATAAGAAAATCTTAGGAAAAGATGTACCTAAATCATTGAAAGAGTTCCAAGAAATGAAGTATAATAATAGTACAGAGTGGAATAAACTAAATAAGCTTACAAAGCTATCTGATGATGAAAAATGGGCGATAAATAGGTATATAAGTAGTGATTCTTATAAGATTAATGAAAAATTAAGAAAAGGCATGAAATTAACAATTGATGATGAAAAGTTTATAAAAGATTTAGATAGTGCATTGAGTAAAATACCTAAATATACAGGAGACTTAACAAGGTCATTACAATTTTATAGTAAAGAGAGTATGGCTCTTTTCTTAGAATCTCATAAGGTAACTAATACTGTGACATATAAAGAATATATATCAACAACAAAGGGAGATATTTATAATGAAAATGCACAGGTTCAAATATATATACTGGATTCAACTAAAGGCAGAGATATTAGTAAATACAATGATGGTGAACAAGAAATACTATATGAACGTAATGTGCAATTTATAATAAAAGAGATTGAAGTTATAAATGGAGTGACTCATATTTTAATGGAGGAAATTTAATATGGATAAAGATAATTTATATAAAGATAGACGTTGGACTGACATTCCAAAAGCAACAGTGACAGGTCATAAAGAGCTGAGTAAAGAAGAAAGAGAAGCCAGTAAAAAGAAGCTAAGAAATCATTTAAAAAAGATTGGAATTATAAAAGAAGAGGATTAGTAAGCACTTACTTAGGTAGGTGCTATTTTTATACCCAAAAGGAGTAAGAGTTATGGAAGAAGCACTTAAAAAGCTATCTGAAAGACTAGGTGAAATAATGGAAAGCTTCAAATCTATACTAAGAGAAGCTTTTATGATAGTTAATATTGATTTTGAAATAAAAAGGTATTGTAATAGGCTAAAGCCAAGCAAGGAAATAAAGCCTAGAGCGGTACCTTTTGTTTATAGAAAAATTGCTATGAAATGTAGGAGCAATTGCTAGGAGGAATGAAAATGGCAAAAATAAAATTAATAAGGCAACCAACAGTTGCAAATACAAAACAAATATATCAATTTGATATTGAAGGATTTAAATTCTTAGTCAAAAACATTACAGATGATGATATTCTTGTAGCTTTTGATGAGAATTCAACAGAAGATGAAATGATACTTGTACCAAGTGAATGTGCACAAGTTGTTATGGTGCATGAGAACATTGAACTTAAGAATGGGAGTAAAACAGTTGTTATTCTTCCTAAGGCAACAAGTGAAAAGGGAGTTGAAGTTCAATGTCTGTTATGGTAGGTGGCACAGGAATAATAGGACAAGATATGGTGTGTGGATTTGGAAATGGCAAATACAAAACATTTGAAGGTACAGAAATAAGCATAAAAAACTGTTTAAAAGCTAAAGTAAAAGATTTGGTTGTAGAGGGAAAAACAATACAAGACACAGAGGATTTAAGCAATATAGAAAGCGTGGCAGAAAGAGAAGAAAATTTGGTTAATATAGCTACTGTTTATGAAAGCATGTTAGAAAGTGGTACAATAGGCAGTTTATTTAATCCTAAATCTAATTCTGCATACGATGTATATAAAATGGAAATACAACCTAATACAGAATATCTATTTAATTTAGTCGGGTATGGTCAAACACCCTGGGTCAGAATTTTAGACAAAAATAATATAACTGTTAAGGCACAAAACTTATCATCTGCCGAGCTTAACTATATTTGGTCTTTAAAGACAAAGGACGATTTTTACTATTTAGTATTTAATAAACCTAAAACTTCTACTGGAACATTCCAAATATACAAGACGGAAAATCCATATCCTCTAAAATTAAAGATAAATGAGGAAATTAATTATATAAATCTTCCTATTCCTTTAAGAAGTTTACCAAACGGAGTAGCTGATACTATTGAAGGAGATAAGCTAGTGCAGAGAGTTGGAAAGATTGTACTTGATGGTTCTGCTGATGAAAATTGGATATATCATTCTGGTCTTAGTAATGATGTAGTTTCACTCTTTTATATGGGGTTCCATAGTGTATCATCTGAAAGACTGCTAGGCATTTCGGATAGACTTCCTTGCTATACTATAACTGATAGGGTTTCTAATATTTCTAAAGGTATAGAATGTTTTTATCTAGGAGATGGTACCAGTTCCTTAATTCAACTTCAAATATTGAATTCAAGATTAGCAACTTTAGGCAAAAACGGTTTGCTTACATACTTACAAGCCAACCCTATAACCATTTATTATCCTTTAGCCGAGCCAATAATCCACCCTATAACAATTCCACCACTTGCAACAGCTAAGGGAACAAACATAATAACAACAGAAAATAATATTAAACCAAATTTAAATTTGAAAGTGAAGGTGAAGTAAAATGTATGGAAAAATAACAGAAGCAGGAGTATTTTTAAGTGCTACAGAAAAATTAGATGAAACATTCAAGCCTGTAATAAAAGAACTTCCTCAAAATGCTTTTAATGTAGAATTTAAAGATAGAGCAGATAGAGGAGATTATATAGCTGAAATATGGGTAGATAAAACTATTGTAGATAATAATACAAACGAAAGACTTAGTGCTCTTGAAGAAAGACAAAGTAAATCAGAAGAAAAACAAAGTGTTACAGATGGAGCAATAGAAGAATTAGCAACACTTATGAGTGAGGTGGTTAGCAATGGTTAGGTTCTTTGTAA